GTTGATTTCGCTCGTTAATTCCGTTGTGGGGGAACAAGACCAGGTTAAAGACGTTACGCTTTTGAACCCCTATAACCCCCAAAACTTCCGCCAGGACAAACTGTCCATCCTGGACATCAAGGCGGAAGGCGAAAGCGGCAAACGGTACAATATCGAAATCCAGATCAGTGACGAGGCGGACTATGACAAAAGGGCGCTTTATTATTGGGCAAAGCTCTATACGGAACAGCTAAAGGTTGCCGAGGACTACGATAAGCTTTGCAAGGCCATCGGCATCCATATCCTTAACTTTACATCCATCCCTGAAACGGACAAGTACCACAACGTATTCCACATTACGGAGAAAGAAACGGGGCTTGCCTATTTCAAGGATTTGGAACTTCATACCATCGAGCTCAAGAAGTTTTCCAGAAACACGGAAGAAGGGCTTGACGAGATCCTTGCCAAGGTCAAAAACGCCCTGGATATCTGGATTGCTTTCCTGACGCGTCGGGACTTGCTGAACAAGGATAACCTACCCCCAAAGCTCGATAACCCCGCCCTCAAGAAAGCCCTCCACGTGCTGGAGGTGATGAGCTTTGGGGATGCAGAACGGGAAGCCTACGAATCGCACCTGAAATGGCTGAGGATAGAATCCAATACACTCAAAAAATATGAAGCCAAGGTTAAAGAAGAAACTACACAGAAAATCGCCAAGTGGATGATCAAGAAAGGATTGCCTCTGGAAGAAATCTGCGAAGCTACTGAACTGCCCATGGAGGCTGTGCGTGCATTGGCCGCGGAAGTCCCTATGGATTTGGATAGCAAAATGTGATTTAAGAAAAGTCCTGGAACCCAAACAACCTCCCATAAAAACACGCTACAGGCAAATGGAAATTCACAAGAACCCGCGTGAAGCGGCCAGGCGGATGATTCAGGACGGAATTCCTTTAGAAAAAGTTGCCCGAATGACGGGACTGGAAGAGGAAGCCCTTCAGGAAATCGCGGCAGGATCCTGTTTTCCCAATGTTCTTGTGCCTCAGAACCCCCAACGGGCAAAACCTCTTCCCCCTGCTGTTTCTTGAAACCCTCCCTCAATGTGCTGCCTCATCAACTTGATGGAGTGGAAAAAGTGCATAGGTTTTCCCCTGCCTTGTAACCCCTGTAACCTTTTGTAACCCCTCCTTAAACATCGTGAGGGGTTACAAAAAATCCTTTTTTTACATATAGTTATATTATTATATTTATTAAAATATATATTTGTAACCCCTGTAACCTCTCAAATGATAGATCGCGTGGATTTTTATTTTTTACCTGTATTTTTTATCTTCCCATAATTTTACGTCTTAATGGTGGATGTATAAAAAAATTGGGGTTACAGGGGTTACGGGGGTTACAAGCCTTAAAATTTGTTATTTATCAATTTTCTAGGCTGTAACCAGATTTGAATAGATAGAGGTTACAGGGGTTACAAAACGTCTTCTGCATTCTCTGTGCGTAACCCCGAAGGGGTCAAGTGGTACATTTTGACAGGAATTTCATTCTGGCCAATACGGGTTGCAATTGTGCGTTTTCCGTTCTCACCTATTTTGAGTACCCCCATTTTGACCAAGGCTGGCAGGATTACTTTCTCGTCCTTGCCCTTCATGATCTCTTCCCTGAACACTTGTGGGAATACGCAGAAGACGGTTGCGTCATCAATCTTCTTGAGAATTCCGGCGCGGCTGTGGCTGGCGGCGGGCTTGTTGTACTCCTCCACATCAAACCGTGATATTTGCTGCTGGCAGAGTTTCGTGATGCTGTCGAGGGCTTCCGCAACCTCTTTCGGGATACCGGTGTTCCCCTGGCTGTCGAGCCAACCGCTGAACAAGCCATGGTAGGCGTAGGTTACTGTGTTTTCCTCCCACGGGAGGATGCCGAGTTTGATGCAGTATTCCCCAATGGCAGCATGGGCGGCAAAGTAGGTCAGCACCCTGTGTACCTGGCCTGAGGTGTTTTGGGGGTGGAGGAGCCTGAGGCGTTCTTCCCTGAATGCCCCGATGGCGGGATTCAAGTCCTTGGCAATCGTTGCCCATGTTTGGGACGTGAGGTGTTCCAGGAGGGCATCAAACGCCGTCCCCCTGTATTTGATGGACGCCTGGCGCAGGTGGTCGGAAAGCTGATTGGGCATCATGCCGTGCGTGTTTTTGAATATCCCCAACCCCCATCCCGCATCTGCCGCAATGTCCACAAACCGCATTTCTTGGCCTGCGGTGGGCTTCTGCCCTGCCTCCCCCATCTTGCCCTCAAGGGTCATTTCCGAAGACACCATGCCGTTGTTCTTGAACGTTTCAGGCTCTATCCTGTTTCCCTTCTGGTTCGCCCGTCCCTTAGTCTGGCCATTGGCGGCCATGTAGACGAACTGCCCGATTTTGTCCGGGCTGGCGAGCCCCAGTTCATCCATAACCATGCAGGCGTCATTGTGGGACACCATGACAGATTCCAGGGAGTTGTTCGTATTCAAAAAACTGTTCATCGCAAACCCCGTCACAGAGCAGGCGGCAGCGAGAGCGGACGACTTGCCAATCGAGGAATTGCCATAGAGGTTAAAGAGGTGCCCGTCAATCTGAAGAGGGGTGAGGAACGGCGCCACAAGGGGGGTAACGATGGCCAACACAAGGCGGTTGTTCCCTTCCGCGTATTGGGCAATATTCTCTTGCCAGCCCTTCAGATCGCCCCTGATGTCCACTTTGGGCCTGTGGTGGGGCTTGATCTGCTGGATATACTGGCCTTGTGTATCCCCGTAAACCCTGTCGGGCAGGACGTATATTCCTTCCCCGTGCCACCCAACCTTTTTGACGCTGGTGGCGAAGGTTTTGGGGTTGGAGAAGTGGATGTATACATTGAACGCCTCCCGGTAACCCTTTTGGGGCGGAACGGAAAACCCCTCGTTGGCCAATTTCTCCCTCACCTCCCTGCCATCGCCCGCCAGAAGTTCATTGGGTATGACGGTTGTTTTGAGGTGGCCTTTGGGGTCATGGAACGTAAAAGCCTTTGACCACCCTTCCCCGTTCCTGTCGCTGACCTGGTGCGTCACCTTCAGGTAAGGGCAAATCCATGTGGGTTCTTCAACCTCCTGGCCTTGTTCATCACGGTGGAGTTTATAGACGCCGGATTTGGTGAGTTTATACGGCCCGATAATCTCGGCATCCTTCTCCAGGTAGATGCCGATAAACGTGTCCCTGTGGGCTGTCATCAATTCAGGCGTCCAGCCGTCCGCCAGGGCGTCTGCCAGGTCGTAAGTCGCCTTGGCAGGTTGCAGTATGGGATCCCTGTCAACCACCTTCCCATTTTCAACAACCCGCATGGCAAGGGCATTGGTGTCGAACTTTTGGACGCGCCACGCGCCGGCTTTCCTGCACTGCGCGTAAACGTGGTCTGCGTATTTATGCCCAGCCTCTCCGCCATCAGGGGATATCAGGACATTTCTCAAGGAGACAGGGGAAAAGTCCGTTTTGTGCGCCGAGCCGGAGCCACCCGCGGTCGTGGTGACGGAATAGTTGGGGAAGAGGATTTTGGCAGCCTCCGCTGTTTTTTCCCCTTCCACAAAAAGGATTTCCTTTCTTTCACTGGCAAGCTCAGGAAGGTTGTAAAGGGGGCGTTCATCCAAAAACTGGCTATGCCATCCCACATTCCCCGCAGCGTCGCTTCCATAGATGTAGGGGCGGATTTCCTTGTCCAGCCTTCCGTCCCTCTGCACCACGCCATCCCACCGGACAACATACATCGCCCTGGAACCATCCGCCAGACTGTACAGGTAGATATGGTCAGGAAACTTCCTGAACTGTTCATTGTGGTAGGCGCAAGCGTCCTGGTCAAAGGGAGGCGCGTCATCCGGGACGGGGATGATGGGGGTGTATTTTTGGGCCTTCTTTTGCCCACCTGTTCCCTTTGCAGCTTTTTCTTCCGGGGTCAGGGGCTTCAGCGTTTCATCATCTTGTCCAGGCATGGTGGTCGTACCCCCTTTCAGCTACATCCCTTCGAGGATGTGCATAATTTCTTTTGCTGCCGTTGCTTGCGAGGTTCGGCGGACGTAGGCCCACAGGGAAATGATGTCGCCCCCTGCATCCCCTGTGGCAAAGTCCGCCCACTTAAAGGTATGGGCGTTGATCCGGAAGCTGCCTAAATTGCGGTCAGGGCGCGTGGGGTTAATGGAAACATACTCATACCCCTGTTTGACGGCATGGGGCAGAATGCGCCGGAGCAACACCTCCTCATATCCCCTGGCATGCTGTTTGACTTTCTCGAAGTTGATCCTGTCACTGAAAGGGCGCATCGGTTCCTCCCGTCAACGGTTTCCACAACAAAGGGTTGCACGAATTTGCCCAGCACCGGTCTTTCCAGTCGCAAAAACGGCATTCAAAATAATCAGAGTCGGTTGATATGCGGGGTAAAAGTTCTTGCGCATCCGTTGCGCGTAAAATATTGACGCCACGATCGGAGGCTTCTTGCGCAAGGGCGGCATCAAAGGGGACAAGTTCATGGTAAAGCTCAGCGGTGTCCTTGTTGACGGCGGTCAGCAGCGCAGGGTTTTTGGCAATGCCAGGCACGCTTCCTTCCATGTACGCCTGGTACAGGGCGATTTGGACGGCATAGGCGGGCTTTGCGACCCGCACGCCTTTCTCAACGGTTTGCTTCCAGTTCCTGGCGTTCATGGACTTGCATTCCCATAAGGCAGGATAGCTTATGCCTGTTTCGGGAGGGGCTGCGTAAACAACCCCATCCACATGGCCCTTAATGCGCCCCCCTGCCACGGAAAAGCCAAAGGTTTCCCCATTCCCCTGGTGGGTACGGATATCAAACCCCGCTTCCCTCAGCCAGTTCAGCCCCATCCCTTCAAGGGCATGGCCCATCTCAAAAACCCGCAACGCCCTTCCCGAAAACCCCCGGTCACGGGGCGTGTGGGTATATTCGTATTGAAGGGCGCGGCTGCAGGCAACGCCCAGCCTCGATGCCCCCAGGTAATCGCGCTTCGGCGCCTTCGCATCCCTGCCTTGCAGGGCAGCGTCAATCAGCCCTTCGACTGCGCTCAGGACAGGTTGGTTGACCGTATCCGTCAGGGAAGACTCAGGGAATGGAGTGATTGGGTCAATGGTCGCCATTACAGGGGTTCCTCTTCTGCTGATGGGATGGTCAATGGAATGGGCACGTTGTTGTCCGCCAGGTATTTCTGCCAGGCATCAACAACAGTTTCGATCAGGGTTAACACTTCTTCGCGGGTATAGGCGGATAAGGATTTGTCCATGCCAATCTCGGCAACAACCTCCCCCAGGGGGCGCAATACGGAAGCCAATGCCTGTTGTTCCAGGGGTGTTTTGTCAATCATGGCTCACCTCGCCCAGGAAGGAAGCGGAGCGAAAGGGGCAGCTGTTTGCAGAGCCCCAGGACACCCTTCCCCTTCTCCATTCCCAGGATAACCTTTCTGCCCTTTGGTCACTGCCTGTTTGATGACGTTGCGCTCCTGCCCCGTTCCCTTGTTCTTCTCCACATCAATGCGGGCCACAAACTCAATGCCGTCAAGGTCAGAAAAGCTGACCTTCCGTGCAGCGACCGCCTGGGGTGAGGTATCCTCTTCCGCAAATCCCTTCGCCGAGTTGACAATGGCCCGCATGAATGACCGCCCTATGCTGTTCCACTTGTCCCCTTTGGGGCTGTGCAACCCGATGAGGCCCCACACCTTCCGTTTGACATAAACGCCATCCAGGATAACAAACTCACAGTTGAGGTAAATAGCCCCTGAAAAGACACTGCGAGTGGCATATCCCCCTATCCAGTCCTGGGCAGGGTCGTTGTACCCGCCTGACCTGATGGTCATGCGGACTTTTGCAGTTGTGCCTTTCGGGATCAGGTTAAAAATTTGCTGGGGTTCTGCTGTATTCAAATCCATTTTGTTATTCTCCTTTCATTTCCATTGTTTGTTGGGGACAGGTGTAGTCCAAGCGTTGGGAGGCAGGCTTTGCCGTTTTTTGGATTTTCTCCATCAACCGCCCCAGGTGGGGTTCCTCCACGCAGTCCAGGCGCCCTGAGCGGTCTTTGGCGGGATAGCCCCAAGGGTTCAGGGTCTGGCAGACAAAGGCGCGGTAGGGCCTGGTTTCCTTCCCGTTCATTCCATCCAAGGCGGCCATCGTAACCACCTGGTCAACGATGCCGGGCAATTCCAGCCCTGTTTTGCTTCCTTCGATCTGGGGCTGGTAAAAGCGGCCGTTAAGGTCATCCACTTTCTCGTCCAAAATCCCGACAAACCAGATGTTTTTGTTGCGCGTGTGCTGCAAATGGGTGAGCCATGCCATCATTTCCTGGGCATGGAGGCCGTAGGCGCCCCGTGTGTCGGGTTTTCCGGTCTTCTCGCTGAACGCCTGCGGTTCACCCTTGCACCACTGGAAGCATAAGCGCCCTACCACCGTGATCGAGTCCACAAACACGGTGTCATACTGAGACAGGCCGTCAGGGTTGCCATACTGTTCACAAACTCCATCAAAGTGTTTCTGGCTGTAGGGCTGGTCATCCCTCAAAGCCGGATTGGGGCCGCCGATAAAGACGGCAAAGTCACGGCATTCCTTCCAGGTGCGGGGGCGCAAAGTGTCGCCGCCCCACCCTTCAATGGCGAGATCCCCTGCCTCCAGATCCATAAACAGGGTGTTGCCTTCCGGCAATGTCCAAAGAAGGGAAGTCTTGCCAATGCCGGACTTGCCAAAGATGCAGCCCTTGATGCCACGGGGTTCACTCAGCCGCTGGTCAGCGGAAATAATGGGAAGGGGCATATCAGTCTCCTTTCTGTGCGAGGGGGTCAAGGTTGTCAGCGAGCTTCAAAATGCCTTCCAGCCAGTGGCAAACAAGCCTGGCCTTGGCAAGGGACTCAACAAGGCGCGACCTGTCCATCTCCACCAGCTGCCCGACAGGCATGGAGTAAAGGACGTTGATGAATTGTGCATCCCTGTGAGCCAGGGGGTCGTAAGTATCTTGATAGGTAAGGGCCATATCTTCAGTCTCCTTTCTGTCCGTTGGGGTTATAGCCGTAATTCCTGTTGGCAGAAGTGGAGGTGCGGGTCATTTCTTCGAGGTGCTTCATGACTGCCGACTTGGGGTAACGGTAATTGCGGTAGCTGAGAACGATATATTTGGGGCCTGTACCTTTGCGCCTATATTCACACAAGGTGCTCACGGAAACCTGAAGGGCGTTGGCGACTTCCTTCGTTGTGTAATAC